AGAAAAGGAGAGTCTGGGGTGTTCTGGCACGCTCAAAAAACCGACCCCCTTTACGAAGATTACACGTCTTACATAACGCTTGAAGATTTTCCATACTGTCTGCAAGATTACCAGAGATTAATCGTCTTGGAATGATGTGATCTACATGGGTTGCATGTTGCCCACACATCTGGCATGTCTCTTGATCCCTTCGTAAGACTTCAGCTCTTAAACGTCTCCATTGTGAAGTAGATCCATTATCTTTTAAACTACTCAATGCCAGTTCTTTTCTTGCCAATGCTTCCAAGCATTACATGGCAGTTCATATCTTGCACGAATGTAATTTAATCCCCAGATTACTTGTTGCTGTGCTGTTGCAGTCTTTAAGTATTCGCTTCTACCTTGTGGTATTCCATAGTGAGATCCATTGCGTGCTTTGTAGTTCCATGCTGATTCTTTTCCATAGAGTCTTGCTAAACATCCCCATTCTTTATTAGATGTAAGCATTGATCTAGCAAACTCTTTAGCTGATTGTTTAGGATCTATTGTCGCAGGTACAGCACTTGCCATAGGTAAGAATAGAGATATCCCCAACACTATTGCTACCGAGCGAACTAACGCCTTACGGGTTCGCTCTGAGCAGGTGGGCTGCTCTAGCCCTGTTAGTGTACCAATGCTGTCTAGCAACTCTGATTCTTTATTACTATAACCGCAGGTCAGAGCCTTGTTTTGTGTGTCCTTGCGTTGGGCGTGTCTAGCCCCCTGTGCTGTAAAAGCCTTTAGCTTTGAAGATTGTTGGTGTTGCTTGGTAGACCTTTCGCATGCTGTTTTGGCATACTGGGCATTCAAGTTCGTGTGGTTCATTGATCTTAAACTCCTTATCGAAGCGGACATTAGCATCGCATCCATCGCATTCGAACTCATAGATCGGCATTTGAACTCAACCCCTTACAGGTTCGGCAGGTCATACCTTCGAACATCCAGTCACCGCATTTATTGCAGCGTATAGGGTCTAATTCTCTCACATTTGACGGTATTTGTGTGTAACCAGCCTTGATTAATAGATTAACAAGATCCTCGAAACGGATAACGGCGGCATACTCACGCGCATCTTCTCCTTGTCCGTTTAATCGCAGAACTGCAAACCCAATCTCCCCAGATTTAGATGTGCGAGCTTTTATCTGCGCGAGAACCTGTTTTGGCTGAAAGCCAGTACGTGCCTTGACCTCAACATCAAATGGCACATTCTGAACATCTTTGCCCATTCCGCGACCGACGGAAGCGAATTCCCAGAACTGCCGCAAGTAATCGGCAACGATCCGCTCTGTCGCGAAACCTCTATATTTCCTTGATTGACTAGCCATTAGTATTAGTTACTGCATGGCATTTAAGACATTGCAGGAACACATCATCGCATCCTAGTTTGGTAGTTATGGCTATTGGCTCATTACATAGATCGCAATAGATAACAATGTTTTCTCTATCGCCTTCGGCAGTAATGATTTCAGCAGCTCCATCTTCATGGAATATCATCATCTCACCCATTTATAGACCTAACCTATCTTCGCACTTTTCACATAAAGCAACGAATAAACCATCATCGCGCTTATATTCATTTAACATTGTGTCTTCATCACAGTCGTTACAATTACCTACACCTGAATATCCAAAGAAACTGTAAAGGTGAGCCATCATCGCCCCTTCTGTGGCACCCATGTGCCGCTCGGCGATAGCTCCAGCCAGATTCGCTCCGGTTCACATGGCTTCTCTTGACCTACTTGATAATTAGATGCCTTATATAAGCAGTCCCATGCAGCCCATTGCTTACCAGCTTTTGATGTACCAGTACGCAAGATTCTAGGTTTCCCATGTTCACAATTAGGAATATCCTTCGATGTTTGTCCGCCGATAATATCCTTTACTAAATCAACAGCTTCAGCAGATGTCTTAGGTGGCTCTACTGTCTTAATTGTCCACGGATCATCTTCAACTGGAACGCTAATCTTTTCAGCCAAACGTTTTTCGAATGGCTTACTTGTATCTACCTTTTCCATATCGTCTCTTGTAGCTGTTTGTCCGCCTTTAAGGAGCGTGATTGCTCTGCCAAGACTTGATGAAGCAATATCTTCTGCGTAAAACCTACGCATGTTTGTGTTATACAAATCCCTAGATCCATGAGCGATATTAGTAACCGCAGGATAAGGGTCATTAGCATCGCGCCAGATTTCAGCCTTGCAAGTAATAAAGCCCTTTTCAACGTCGTGATAAGTGATTTCAATGTTTTGTCTCCCCATTGGATAGTTATCCTGAAACCATTTATTCAGCATGGCTACTGTTTCGTAATCTGCAAGATTAAACATTATTTGTTTTCCTCTGTTAGTAGTGAATAAATATGATCTAGTGCATCCATCTTGCCATTGTAATAAGCAACGTCGTATGGCTTTGTAGCTGCAACTTGGCATCTAAATACCACTAAACGATTGCGATCCGTAATCTGGAGAATCTCTTTTAATTTAGACATAAAGTTCGTTCTCCTCTGTATGCAACATTCCGCTTATTGCGGCATATCCCAGTAGATCAATGTAGTTATCGACCTTTGAACCTTCCATAGTTCGGGCAAGTTTGACCAGCACCATGCAACTTGCTACCTGATAATCTGCAATAGGCATTTCAAGATAGGCAGACCATAATCTGGCTGTTCGTGCCATATTGTCCGATGGGTGTCCGTAGTCCATACCACGATCTTCGATGGTGGCTCTAGCTTCGTTTAATAAATCTTTAGCGTTCACTTTTGCACCTGCTCGTAATATCTACGAATAGCTACTCGACCCTGAGTCATTCCTCGATCGTATCCAATTTCAAAACCCAAGCGAAACGATAAATACATCGCCAGACCAATTCCAGCAACAATAAGAATCGTTAATGAGTTAATTACCATGATTGCTCCCTTTTGTTAGTGTAGGGAGCGGCTAAAGTGACGAGCAATGAACCGCCCCCTACAAATCTAAGGGTAACTGCTGGGATACCCAATTACACGCATTTAAAGTGTGATTTGGGTCACTTTATTTAACCGTATGTTTTGCCGTAAACGGTAAACGATCCATCTTTATTGATTGGAACTAACATGGGCGAAAGATTCTTACCGTGTGTTTCTAGAATAGCTACGCTCATCTGCCAATTAGCGGCTCCAGCCTTTAAATAAGACGCTTTTTTCTTGTCCATGACGTTTCCTGCTTCAACGCCCCATAAAGTCCTGTATGAGCCTCCTATGCCCTCAGAATAGGCACTAATGCCAGCCCTATGGGTATGTCCGCAAACTACTGATTTCCCAAACTTTTTAGCCAAGCCAAGAGCTGTAAGTCCAGCGTTTGAATTCATTGATCCTTCATCGCCATGAACTAGCACCCAGTTAGGATGGAACTCGAATGGCTTTTTATGGAATCGGATACCTAGAGACTTAAAGTCCATAAATGCTGGGTATTCCAACTCTGGCAGTCCTATAAGGCTAGGCGCTCCACGCAAGAGCGTGTGATACAACCGATCCGTATGATTAGAACGTGTTATATCGGTCGTGCGTAAGTCCCAGAGAATGTCTTGTGCAAGTTTTCTATCAGCATCTAACTGCCCTTCCCATTCTAACTTTGTATGCTTCGCCCATTTCGATTGAGCCTGCATATCTAGCTCGTCACCCGTATTTAGTACGAGATCGAACTTCTCACGATTAACGAGTTTAATTAGATTCTTTACTGCTGCTTCATGATGATAAGGAATCTGTAAATCGCTGATAACCAAAATTCTAGATTTCATCGCATGTCCTTTTGGGAAGCCAAGTAGATCGACCCACCTGATGATGTGTCGCATTCGATGGCGATGTTTATCGCCTTTTCTATTGCTTGCCTTGCTAACCATTCGTCATCGATATTCTGAGTCTTTAGCGCGCCCAACGCATACGCCCCACCTGAACCAGAGACGTATAACGGATCGCGTGAGCGCTCCCATGAGTAATCTTCGAATATCGGGTAAATGATTCCATGCACGATTACTAAGAATTCAGAATCGTGTAAGGCGTTTGAACTGTCTTGCTTCATGTCGTATCCAGCATCTAAGAATGCTTTACGCATCGACGGAATAAATGACTTGGTCATGAATCGATCTAAATCACCGCGTGGCTTCGGTGGTGTCCAGCCATGTTGCAAAATATTGCAGCCACGAACTGAACCTGCTCCAGCAATGAGAAATGCGCCATTCTTAACAATCTTAGGTGTTGCCATGTTAATTGGTCTGCCGTTATCGTCTGTTGAAAGACTATCCGAACCAATTACTGCCCAGCCATCACCCTGTATAGCTGCTAACGTGGTCATTTACTCTCCCTTGCTTGGAATTATTATGACCTATTCGTAAGTAATTCGTAGATCTTATCTACGCGTGTCTCTAGGCGAGTTACTTGGTCTTTAAGACTACTTCCAGAGTTTGGGCGCAACTCGTTTAACCAGCCGCGTACCAACCACTTCAAGCCAATAAATAAACCAGTTAGAGTCGCTGTCGCTGCTGCGATTATTTGACCCCATTCCGTAGCGCTCACTTCTTAGGAGTTGCGTAACCGAATACGCCAGCGAGAATCGCCCATAGGATGGCGCGATAATCTACATCGAAGTTAGATGCTGCCCATGCTGATAGGAATGCGCCAGCAGTAAGGATTAGTGGATTCTTCATATTCATTTGCTTCCGCCTAACATAGGGATGTTAAAGAGTGAGCCATTTGCTTTACTCTGTTTTTTATTGAATGAAACATGCATATGCGCCTTGTGCGCATTCGCTCCCTTGTACGGACGCCATTTGAAATTAAGGATTCTGGAACATATGCGCCCATCGAATATGATGTATTTAATGCGATTATCTCCATTTCGCGCTGCGATACGAAGTTGATCCGCAAGATCACCCATGACGTCTGGCTTTGGCTTTCCGTGTAAATCTCTGTCGAGATCGACGGCGCATACCCAGCCTTCATTATCTGGTATGTGATCCGAGTTACCTCTAGCGAGATGCCGAGCATCTGCAATCCATCCATCGGAAGTTTTATCTCTGTCTGGATAGTTAGCATTTACCTGATCTCTAAGAGTTTCGGCAGCCTTAACTAGTCTTGGCTTCATTATCCGAGAATAGTTTTTAATTCATCTTCGGTTAAGCCGAGTCGAGCCAATAAAGCAGCTTTATCTGCTTCGGCTTTAACCTTGAGTTCATGACGAAGTTTTGCATCTGCTACATCTTTTTCAATTTGAGCAATTTCTTCAGCATTGGCATCGCGAACAATTTCCTCGCCTGTTTCAACATTGAAAACTGTTATCTGTGGGATTGTTGTTTTTGGCATTATTTGACTCCATAAAGAACATAGTTGCCTGATGTTAGGTTGCCGCTTTCGGCAAGAATTGTGATTGAAGTAATTGCAGATGCGCTTTTGTAAAAACCTATGCCATCTCTTATGGTTGCGCTTGTGGCTGAATTATAAGAATTAATGTTGCATATTTTGTGTATTGCTGTATTTGCATAATTGTAAAACTTAATTGTTTCAATACTAAATGAAGTGCCCGAGTTTTGCGCATCTCCTGCTGTTCTAATAAAAGTTTGGTCTGGAGTCGTTATTCCTGCAGCCGAGTTATTTCCATAAGTGGTGGATGATGTGTAATTTGTTCCTGTATCTCCGTTTAATCTAATGACTGCCGCAGTATTGGCATTTGCGTGAATTCTGTTTGTAATAATTAACAATAATTCATTGTAAGAACCTGAAATTGAACTAATTACAACGCTTGCGCCTGAAAGTGTTCCTGATGCAATAGAAGTCATTCCGCCGCTTGAGGCGGTTTGCCATGATGGCACTCCGCCTGAAACGGTTAGAACTTGACCTGATGTTCCAATTCCTAAGCGAGTATTTGTGTTCGCAGTAGATGAACGATATTCAATATCGCCTAATGTGGTTGATGGGTTTAGTGCTTTAGTAGTTGTATCTACCGATGTTCCTAGAGTACGGATTGCCGCAGCGCCATCCTTTACCAGATCGGTATCGGCTGGGGTTGTCCAGCCGTAGTTAGTTGTTGTTGGCATTCCTTCTCCTTTTTAGGCTACTATTGTAGCGTTAGTCCAGTCTAAAGTAGGGCTAATTGTATTCCATGTTTCACCTGCTGGAACATTTGTCCATTTAAACGCCTGCAGACTGAATGCAATAGGCGATACGTTTAAAGTTATTTGTAGTTTGTTAAACCCAGCGTTGAAAGTCCAGCCCTCTACAAAACCCTGAAACCTTCCGCCAGTCATATTTGCAGGCAAATCTGTAACATCGATTGGCAAGCCCATAAAAATTCCCAGAAGAGCATCGCGATCTGCGTTATCAATTTCTGGGTTAGTTAATTCGAATGTGATGGCTTTAAATAGGCTTTGCGGATAGGCACGCAAGGCTAGGTAGAACGCTGCTTGGGCTTCGGCATCTGCTTGGGCTTCAATGCTTGTAATGATGTTTTGAGCTTGAACTCCATAAAGTGATTGGCTTGCAAGATCTTCGGCTGTTTCCTGCGCATTAGCTTTATATGAAATTGTTACTTTGTTGCGAATGTCTCCGATGCGATTC